CCTTGACAAGGTCCCCGTCCGAGAGGGCGACTGGCTGTATGTGCGGATACGTCCTTTGAGCATCACATGCCCTCGCAGGCGTGATGGCGGGTGCTACGATTTGGAAGCGGTAGAGACATTACAGAGTGGCCCTCTGCTGCTCTCTCTTGCCGTCTCCACAGTCGTCAACTGCGGAGGAGTGCGATTCCAGGTGGCTAAGTTGATTAAAAGGGCGAACACTGGAAACCGTGTACGGGCATTCATGCTGGGCTTGATTAACAAGCGGGTGATTGTGCAGCGAGTCGCTTTCAAGCGGGTCCTGAACCAACCAATCAACTTCGCTGCACTCAAGTCTCTGCCGAATAAGACTGCTGCTGCCCGGTTCTTGCATGCTGCTCTCCAGCCGGCTATCGACGCGTTCCCAGAGGCCAAGGGGCCCCTGGTCGACATTCGGAACGAGCACCTGGGGATGGAGGACCCATCTGAGCTTGAACCACGTGAAATGTTGACGCAAGCAGTTGCCGTCCACACTGCAGCCCTCCGGCTCATCCGCCACAAACCAAACTTTGGTCATCCCGCTAAGCGTGACCACAAGTCTTGTGTTAATTGTGGGGTAATGCCGGTTGGAAAGTATCGGTGGAAGCACCGCCAATGCAACGACTGCACGGCGAAGATGAACGCCCGTGGATATACCACATGGTCTGGCTTTCAGGTCCAGGAGAACCTTCAGGTTCCGACCTGCTACCCAGGCATTGTGTACCGCACAGGCGAACAGCATCCGCCACCTCAGGCGAAGTGGGATAAGGTGAACATCCCAGCGAAGGGCCTGAAGGTGTGCTGGCACACGGCGAGAGTGCAGGCGAAGTACGGGGAGCGGGTCAACAAGTGGGTAGATATGGAAAAGTCCGATCTGGCCAAATTGGTTGTCCCAAATCCTCCACGCTTTACCCATGCGCTCTGCGGCATTGGATGCAGCGGGGCTGCACCAATGGTCTCTGTCGCTACGGCCTACACGCAGGCCAAAGCCGTGATGTGCAGATTGTTCCGGGAGGTACCACAGACGGAGTGGGGCAGTGGCCCCAAACCTGGCCGGTGGGTATGGGCTCGCAAGTTCGCCCACTTGCTGCTCCCAGACTTTCAAACGAGACCAATGGAGCGCGAAGAGTGGCTGCAGACGATGCCCTCTAGACGGAGGAAGGCATTGGAGCAGGCCTGTGAGGATTACCGCCGGACCGGCTGGAAACGGGGATACGCCAAGTTCAAGGCGTTTGTTAAGACCGAATTTCTCCCCGGTTTTCGCCAATGTTCGCATGGTGACGTGGCACGCATTCTGGAGATGGTTGATCGTATCATCCAAGCACCGAATGAAGTCACACATGTAATTGCAGGTCCGTTCCTCAAATCCCTAACGCACCTCTTGAAGGAGAAGTGGCCAGTTGACAATTCTTTGTTTTATGCCTCAGTGTGTCCTGACGACCTTAAGCGGTTTTTGGATATCATCAGCGACGGCGAGCATTGCTATTTTTGGTCCGACTTCGTCCAGTTCGAGAACAGCCATTCCAACGACACTTGGGACTTCATGGAATGGCTGTACGGCGAGCAGGGACAAGACTTCGCGAAGGTGATGGCGGCATGGCGCCGCCCGGGCGGTTCTATTGGGCCCCTGAAGTACCAGGCTAGGACCATGAATGCGAGCGGCAGAGACGACACCGCACTGGCAAACGCTGTACTGAACGGTATCGCCACGATGCTCAGTGTGTGCGCCGCATATCATGAATGCTCATTGGATGAGCTGTCCGAGGCAATGGTGCGAAGCACAATGGCAAACGTGCGACTCGCAGTTTGTGGTGACGATTCATTAGGGATGCTCCCGCGATGGGGTGCAGCCAGGCTTGCAGCCTTTAAGTCTGCCGTCGCTTCGAATATAGGGGAATTCGGCTTTAACGCAAAGCTGGAGACCTCGACCCGCATCGAAGAATGCGTCTTCCTCGGTATGAGGCCCTACCCTGTGCAGGGCCAGTGGTACTGGGGAAAGACCATTGGACGAGCAACATATAAGATGGGTTGGAGCTTGCAGCCACAAGTTCGAGACGTCATGGCACACATCACTGGCATCGCTGACATGCATGTCAAGTGCTCTAGCCATGTCCCGATCCTTGCTGACCTCGCCCTGAAGATTTGTGAGCTCCGCCAAGGTGCAAAAAGAACGCCAGTTCTCGCTGACAAGGCAAAACCGTGGGAGTGGACACTTGAGTCAGGTGCTAAGTACGATGACAGCACCATCCAATGTGTCGCTTCACTCTACGGGGTAAGTGTTGCCGACGTCCGTGAGCTGATTAACGCGATCCACAAGGTGGAACGCCTGCCTGCGGTGATAGACAGTGGTCTATGGCGCAGGATCATCTCCATGGATGAGCTGTGATGGCCCTCTCAGGGCCCTGGCGCACTCCCTGTGCGTCTTGCTCGTGCCCACCTCGGGCACCTTGGCAGCGTGGCTGCCAGACCTTGACTTTCTGTTTGTTGCTCCAGACCTTGGACTATCTTCGATGCCTTATGCAGCAATCAAACGTGCAACCGGTGGAATGTCAGAACTCGCCCAGGCGATGGCAGTCCCACACGAACATAAGCCACAAAGGATCCCTAGCTTTCCGAACTTGGAGCGAACCTCTGTCGTCCAGACTGTTGCCACCGATACTCTACCGGTTGCCTCCAATCTCTACAGAGACTTCACACTCGTCCGGTCCCCTACCTACCCACTATGGACCACATGCAAGGCCGCCACTGGACCAGCCTCTCTCGGCTACAGTGCAACGCCCGCAACTGGTAATGGTTTTGGTAGTTTAGCTGCAGCTGGGGCCACCATCAACTTACCAAATGATCCATTCACTGCTTACTTTGCAAACGGCGCTGACACTACCTTCCTTAAGGCCATGTCTCGGCGCTATCCACTTGCTCGTGCGCGTGATGGCCGTACATTTCTGATTTCGAATAAGGATGGCCAGGCCGCCATCTCACTCGTCTTCTCTGGTACGTTGGCTGCTAATTGTACGCTTATTTTTGAAGTGTGGGATGGAAGCGGTGAGACCACAATTGTCAATGTCCACAATGTATCTATTAGTGGCACTTCCCTCAGTCTTCCCCTATCCAACGAGTTGGGTGGCGGATTTTGGCGACTTGCCTCTATACAACTCAATGCTTGGACCTCTGGCAATCCTGTCCTCTCCTCCTTCTCCTGCGGAGTCCTTACTGGTGGCACCCTTGCCACGCCAACATTCACTGGCCCTGGCCTTAACTGCTATTGCCCTGTCTTTGCACCGCCTGAGTTCACCTCCAGTCGCATTCCGTATGGCTCCACTCGGGCCAACGCTGCCGCTGTTTTGTTGTCGAATGTTACAGCCGTGCTTGACAAGGAGGGAACCATCAGTTGTGCACGAGTACCACGAACTTCAGCCCCTGGCTGTTTTTACGGTGGTTATCTTTATGGAACCAGTTTCACTACACTGATTAGCTCTGTCTACCCGAAGGATCGTTATTTCGGGCCAATGGAAAAGGGACTGTACGCTTATACACTCCCCGATTCCAGTACAGACGGCTTTACAGATTGTGTTTCTGATTCCGTGCACCCTGACGGCTTTCCTGCCCCGATTTTCAACCTTGAGTCTTTTGAGTATGTTTCGCTGATCACCATGTCAGATCTTGGTGGGAATGGTTCTACCATTGCCGTCACACAAGACGCACACCTCGAATTTCGCTCTTCCTCAATGTTGTTTCCCGTGGGCTTCTCGCAGACCACGCTCGAGGCTTACCATGTAGCACAGATGGCGCTTGCACAGCAGGGTGTCTTCTTTGAGAACCCTGTTCACCTAGCCGCCATCACCTCTTTGATTCGCGCAGCCGTTTCTCGACTTGCCCCTGTGGTCATGCCCTATGCAAAGACTGCCGCCGTTGCAATTGGCAACAAGTTGCTCTCTAGTGCAGTTGGCTCTCTAAACACTCGCATGTCACAGGTTGGCCTCCAGCCTGCGCCTAGGCCTGCCCCCCGGGCTAAGCCTCGCGCGGCCAAGAAACGTGTTGTACCCGGCAAACGGAAAAAGTGATCAACATTCCCTATCTGGTCCTCTTAGGAAGCTGATGAGAGTGAGTGGTCCCACTTGAAAGCATTCAGAAAGTCTTGTAAGGAACGGACTAGGCCTCGGCCTTACTGTTGACGTGTTGGAAGCGTCCTTCCCCACCGCTGCACCCACAAAGGGTGCG